CTGCCATGCTTGCCAAGGAAAAGGGGTCCTTTCCGCTTTTTGATAGGGAAAAGTATCTCAAGAGTGAGTTCATACAAAAACTTGGATCGGGAACTAAGAGTCTAATTAAACAGTATGGAATTCGTAACTCCCACCTTACCTCCATTGCACCCACTGGAACCATTAGCCTTACTGCTAACAATGTATCCTCTGGCATTGAACCTGTATTCTCTCTTGAATACACCCGGACTGTCCAGACTGCTGATGGTCCCATGTATGAAAAGGTAGAGGATTATGCCCTTCGTGAGTGGAATATTGAGTGTGTAACCGCAGACAAGATCACTGCACAAGAGCATGTGGCTATGCTTAATGCCGCACAGAAATGGATTGACTCTAGCGTTTCCAAGACTTGTAATATCGGGGATGATGTTTCCTTTGACGAGTTCAAGGACGTTTACATGATGGCTTATGATGGTGGGGCCAAGGGTTGCACTACCTTCCGGGCTAGTGGCAAAAGGTTTGGTATCCTCAACGCAAGTGCCTCTGAGGATATCATTGAAGAAGAAGAACAAGTAGATGAAACCCAAGTAGAGGGTGGAGCGTGTTACATTGACGTTGAAACTGGCATCAGGAATTGCGAATGAGTGTTAAATTCAAGGACGGTGATAGGGTGGTTTATGTAGGGCCACCGGCGAATTACCCTTGGTGTGCTATGAGAACAGGAACCGTTATTGGGGATAGTTCCTCATTGGAAAGGGTGTCACCAGACGCCTTGTTTGGTATTAGGTTTGATCTGTATGAAAACTATTTATCGGGCACAGACTACCACGACACGCCACCTTGGGAGTATTACAAATTGGCTATGGGGGAAGACTTGGATAACTTTGACCCCATTGACAAACCCCCTCATTACACACTAGGGGATGGTATCGAATGTATCGACTACATGAAACAAGTGTTGTCTCGGGATGAATACATTGGATACCTTCGTGGGTGTATGATTAAGTATCAGCACCGTATGAATTACAAGGATACCCCTCAGTCTAATGCTTCCAAGGCTAGGTGGTATGCACAGAAACTTGAGGAAGCATACAAGGAGAAGTATAAATAATGTTTGCAGCACTTATCATCGTCCGTCAGATTGGAAATCCCACCAACTGCATCACCGCAACAGCAAGAAGCCCCTTCGCAACGGAAGAGGCTTGCCAACAGTCTATTATGCTACAGGGAGTGCCACAGATGCTTGCGGCAATCCCCAATAGCGAAGTTCGTCATGTAGAGTGTGTAAGTGTCCCTATGGGAACCTAACTAGCACAACCGGCATCGTAACCCCTTATGACCCTCGTTCCCGTGATAACCACAGGAGCGGGGGTTTTTTCTGCGTTGTCTAGTATCGCCTGAGCAAAGGTATCAATAGGTTCTTGTAACCCCGGACACAAGGCGCTAGTCAGAAGGACGTTCTCGGAGGTAGCGCAAGCTGTCGTCAACAGTAGGATTCCTAGAAGGCCGAACAGCCTCGTCAATACGTTCACGAGTTTCCCTTTCTGTGTTTAGTTGTTTTAACTCGATATCCTTCTTGAGTTCTTCTCTTGCTTCTCTTTGATACCACTGGATCATTGTAAATAAAGTCAAGCCAGCAGCCAAAGCAAGAGCCGCAATACCCCCCATCCTCGATCCAACAAGTCTCAACAGCATTAGTCATATCCACCCTGAACTTTGTTGCTTCTTGCAGGCTGTATCTGTTTGGCAAATGCGTCAAGACCGAATGCTCCACTAGCAAATAGAAAGATAGGTGTTACAAGAATACGAAGGACTTCAATATCCCCGAAGAGAGATATGTAACCAAGAAACCCCAAGAGGATTACCGCTACCTCCCTTTTCCATGTCTTACCTTTCATCAAGTATCCTCTCTACTGTAAACTCTAAATCCCTTCGGAGTGCTACAATCTGCTCTTCAATACGACTTAAGGTTCTTGCTTGGTTAGAGTTTGCTTCTTGGATAAGTTTTATCTGAATCTCATGTCTTGCAAGATTATCTGCGTTAGATTCAATATCACTTGCCAGAGAACTCATCCACCAAGTAAATGTTACCAGTTGGACAACAAGAGCAAGTATAAGAGTGATAGGAACCCTCTTGTCTAGGTGCCAGCCGTCTTTGAATTTTTCCATGTTAGTCATCGTGGAATCTCCCAATGCGGACCATCAGGAAATGAGCCATCATACTGAGCATTGAGTTCCCGAGCGGTCCCTTTCCAAGTTCTCACATCGTTAACCTGCCAGTTACCACCCCACCGAATTTTGATGGCCAGTTCTTTGGCCGCTTGGATAAAGGCATCCGCCATAGGGTAATAATCTTCCCAATCCCAAGAGATAGCCCCATCTACATAAGGCGCTACATCAATGGCATGGCCGGTTAAATGCCGGGAGTTCATGGTTTGAGAAGCACCACTATTCACCAGTTCCCTCTGTTCCTCTCTAGTCCTTACCCCATCAATAATGGTAAAGTCTACCGGAGAAAGTTCCAAGGCACGATGGGCAAGGGCTTGAAGGTCTTTATGGACACCCTTGAGGTTGTCTAGGGAGCGTCTGGAGAAGGACCACCCTGAGAGGCCCTGAGAGGGCGCAGGAGAGGCTTGAGGGCCTTCCGGCAGGGGTATTACCTCGATAGTGACTCGGGCCTCTGAGGGGCCTCTCACGCGCTCTATGAAGGTCTTGGTTGTCATAGTTCTGCGTCTGCCTCAATAGAAAAAAAGTTGCCGGAAGAACTGTTGAAAGCGTTTGCTTGAACACTGTAGAAACGTTTGGTGATTGTCTCGGAGGAAAGTGTCCCAAAGCTAAAGCTGGTTGAGACAGTTGGAGTGTCCCTCATCTCTACAGGGAACCAACAGATACCTGCTCGATCAACAGAACTACCAGAATCTACTATGGAGAACATTTGGATACTTGAATCTTCCTTGAAGAAATACCTCTGGCAACGTGCTAGTTCTTCCGAGTAAGCCATGTATTCAAACTCTGTGGCAACCTCTCCAAACTCTAGTTGAACATTGGTGAATGTTCCAGAGGTAAACCTGACTGTGGTATTCGTGTTCTGTCCAAGGACTACCGTATCTCCACTGGACTTTGTAACACCACCAACAGTGCAAGTAGCAGTCCCTTCAAAAGTAATGGTATAAGTTCCACCAACAATGTTGTTCCCCTCTACGACTTGTTCCACACCACCGGAAGGGGCTGTCATGGTTCGTTTGGCATCATTGCCGGTAAATTGAAGGCTCTGACCGCTTGTAACAACCCTCCACCTGTCAAGGGTATATTCATTAGCGGCAGATGTTACATCACCCGAAGTGTAACCCCTTTGGTTGATCCTCCCGGAACCATTGATGATAAGATTCCTTCCGGGGACAACGTTGTTGGGAGTAAATACACCCGAGGTTTGATTGAAAGTGCCAAGGACAATCCAAGCGTCGTTGGCGCTGTTCCTCATTTTCAGTTGATTGTTGGTTTCGTCATACCACCACTGGTAAGCAAAAGTGGTAGAGGGTGACGTAGAACCAGAGTTGTTAGTTACAATAGCGCTCAGGGCGTTGTTAATGTCAGACCTAGTGTTAGGGAAAGTCTGGTTTGCGATGTTGTAATCGTGTTGACTCATGTTGTTTTCCTTCCGAAGCCTTTAGCTACATAATCAAGTTCTATTGATTTACTCACAAGATTACCACCACTGTCTCTGACTTCCAGAGTAAATCCTGTATTGTCTTTCGACGTTATGTTGTAGTAATCACCTGTTCCAAGCCCCGATAGGGATACACCGATAGCAGGAGTAGAGTCGGGGTGAAATTCCTCGTTGAAAGTTATTGTAACGTCTCCACCAGAAAAAGAGATATTTTCCTCGGATTCAATCCTGTCCTCTACATCAATACTGACACCAAGACTGGTTATCTGTGGACTGTTGTTATTGCTCTGTGTTGTCAACAATGTCCTGAATCTGAAACCTCGGGCTTCAATATCCTTCACGACAAAGTCTTCCCAATCAGACCAAACAGGAGAACCAGAAGTATCATCTTGTGTATAGGAGACTTGGTTCTTGGCGTTGATTGTCGTAAACTGGTCAGTGCCTCCATCGAAGTTACCAGCCCTAGAGTCAAAAAGTCCAACTGCACTATCAAGGTTGTTTTCGTTGTCTAGGAAGTTGAACTCCAAGTCAGAGACTAGCCTAACACCATAAGAATCTCCCAAGTCTACGACTTCTGAAAACTCATATATGTTTTGAGTGCCTACAAGAAAACCACCATCAAAAAACCCATCCTTGTTGTCAAACAAACCGGGTCCACTATCAAAAAGTTCCGAAGCATCAGACGAAACCTGTAGAACGTCATTACCACTACCGTCTGTAGTAGCAACTACATTTGTCTTTGATCCATTGAAAGGTATTACGGTATCTTCCTCCGATATAACCTTAATGGCATTGAAATTTTGAAGAGCACTCTTGTTGGATGTGATTGTAGCAGGAGACTCTGACTCGTTACCAAGTTTATCTACTGCCTTGATGAAGAAAGTCCCTGAGAGGGCGGGAATAGATACATTTGTGGCAGGGCGAGCAACCTTTTCAACCAAGTCTTGAGACTCAGAGTAGATTGCACCGGAGGTCTTTGGACTATACCTGACTCTGTAATGAGAAAGATCAAGAGTAGATACAGGTTCCCAACTTAGGGTAGACATACCCCCAACAGTAGAAATAGAGAAAGACTCTACGTTGTCTGGTGGGGGAGAAAAAGGACGTGCCTCAAAGGTTTCTACAGTAGACCAAGGCCCCGGACTATCGAAGACACCAAAGGCCCTACCTCTTAGGTCATAGACAGCATCTTCTGTAAAGAGGATTTCAAAAGTGTTTGTAGAAGACCTCCCAAGAGATAGCCAGTTGTCACAATCACATTTCTTGTATTGAACCTCAAAGTAATCTGCATAGGGAGAATCACTATCCACTGAAACGGAGAGAACTCCCAAGACTTCTTCATACCTATTGGAGAGGGATGCTTCAACAGAAAGGCCAACAGAAGGTGCAAAATAGTCTTGTGGAAGAGATGTGTTGTCTCTTTCATATGTTACACCATCGTCAATCTCATCAAAGACTGTTTGGGCAGTTTCCCTTAAGGTCATGGAGACTTCAAGGTTTTCGTCAAATGTCCAAGAAACAACCTCGAAGATTTTTTCGTCCCAACCAAACCTGTCTAGAGTCAACCTGACATTATCACCCACTTGGACCTTGAGAGCCGAAAAACCAAACTTTGCAGAGATGGCCAGTTGTTGTCTATTCCTTTCAAGAAAAATTCTTGCAATTCTCCTAGCCTCGGTAGAGTTGTCACAAAAAGGTAAGTTAAGGTCTTTATAGGTTTCTTCGTTGTTGTCCGCAGAAATGGCAGCAGCAGATGTGACATAAGGGTAATCAGCAACTTGCCATGAAGATTCTAACCCACGGAAAGTCCCCTTGACGATGTTGAAATTATCCCTACGAGACTGTCTGGTTTTGATTGAAATGTTGCTTCTCAGGTCATCTTCTGTAAAAGTCTGGACAGGTTCAGTCCAATAAGCAGGTTTCATCCTCCACTTGCCTTGAGAATACCACAGGATACCTCCCATAGACTTACTCAAGTCCTTTATCATGTTGTATGGAGTCTCGGCAGTAGTAAAAGCGCCGTTACAAGTAAACCTCTTCTGGCCATTGAATGTGTTTGTCTGGTCACAGACATTGGCAGCGGCTATGACTAGTGAATCGTCAATATTCTCATCAGGTTCATTCAAACCATACTGAGAAGTCAGGTAATCCCTAATACATAGTGCTGTATTATCGGACCAAGCAGTTATGCCAGTTCTAGGGTCATAAACCTCTTTACCTTCAATAACAGGCAATAGTTCCGGGGGTCCACTTGGGAATACTTCTCTGTCATACTCCCAAGCACAAGTAATATAAGCCCTTCCCCTGAGAACAGCGTTAGAGGGCCAATACGGATGGTCACCTTTGATTTGGGCATCTGCGTTAGTCTGGTTTCCATCGTGGAAAGAGAAGTAGGCTCTAGGACGTTTCTGATCTAGGTAATACTTGTTTGTCTGAGTCCCCGGAATAATGTTACCAAGAGAGTCCACTTGTGCTACTGTTGCGGGGAGGTAAACAGAACCGTCATTGTAAGTGATTTGATCCGTGGTAATTGCCACATTATCAGACGACCTTCGCCAGAAGATCACTTTGTAACCATCCAGATAGACTTCTTTGAAACCCTTAATTGGGTGTCCAGAATAAACAAAGGCTTGGGTGAGTATAAGACCTTCTTGAGAAACATCTTCAAAGGCTAGGACACCGCCAACACGAGTGGCACCATAGATAATTTGATGGTTTAGGGCTGCTCCCCTTGTATTAACTTCGTAACCAAGAGAAGATTCATTTCTGGAAAGAGAGCCGGGGTCAAGGGAATCAGCAGAGATACCTGTGGCAGCACGCGCAAGAAGACCTAACCCGACACTCACAGCGACTTGGGTTGCGAGACCAAGGGCAGCTAGACCAACGGTTTTAGTTATACCAAGAGCAAATGTGGTTGCTACTGTTGTTCCAACAGTAATGGCAGTTGAAATCAGAACCATCAAAGATTCCTTTCGTATTTGGTCTCTACCTCTTTGTAACCCAACCTGTCTAAAAACTTACCTACAGGATTTTTTACAGAAGAGGATGCAATTACCTTTTGTATTCCATCTTCCTTAAGACACTTCTCAACAAAGGTAATCAGTTCCTTTCCTATACCTCTGTGTTCTTTACTCACATAAAGTGCATCTAGGTAACCTACATCAACTCCCTTCATGGTAAAGGGTTGGCCTAGTATGACTACACAATAACCCACAAGGTCTTTGTTACACCTTACTGTAAAGAACTTTAACATGCCCATATCTTCAAGGGCATCGTATGCGTCCCAATTTATGCACAAGGGTTCTGTAGGGTGTCCTGATTCTTCCCACTCAAGGTGAGCAAGTGGTGTAACTTCATCTTGACACAAGTGTAGGAAATCTTGTTTAATCTCTTTGTCTTGCACGCCAAACAACTCTTTTGTCTTGAAGTGTCTCTATGTAGTCAAAACCTGCATCAAAAGGAAATTCAGACTTCTGGTCTTGTGGAGTATACCTACGGACTCTTGGTTTTTCCAAGTCAATCAGCTTGTTCTCTACCCTGAGTTCAATGGTAGATGTTTCAGGGTCTTCCAAGATATTCATCTCATCCATGTAACCCGAAAAAAGTTCAATTTTTATGGGGTCTGACGTAGGTTCAAGCCTGAGTATGTCACCATCCTCAAGTAGCAAAGAATCTCCACCCTCAAGAGTCAAGAAATCAGACTGGTTGAAGATACCAAAACCAACCTTGCAAACCCTACCTTGATACGGTTCTGATAAGGCTACCGCTAACAGGTCAGAAGGAACACCAGAGAGGTTTATAGTTATGCCACTAGCAGTAATTTCAGCAGTTTCTTCTACAGAAGATATGGTCAGTAGTTCGCCAGTTCCCTCGAAAGGTATTCCATCAATAGTTAGAGTTCCATAACCAGTCCAAGTCCTTAGGGTGTTTGTGTCTAGGAATATCTCTACCGTATAGAATGGTTCAATAACAGGGTCTTCTGTAGCATCCTTGAATACTGTCTGTATGTCTCTACTCATGGTAAAGCCTCAACAGCACTGAAAGAAACACCGTAAGCATTGCTACTATTGATGGACCATTGGTTTACGTTGGAAGATAATCGGAAGAGACCCTTTGCACTCTGAGTTACAACAGAGGTTTCGTCTACTGCACTAGTTCTGACTTTTGGCCAAACGTTAAAGGAAGCTGTTCCATTGGACTCTGTGTCCACATCTTCGAGGACTTTATACAGACTGTCAGAGACTTGGATGTAATCTCCTGCTAGAAGCCAACCAGTCACACTAGGACTTGCACCTTTAATGTCTAGGTAGTCTTGACCTGCTTGACCCGAACCATCGACGAGGGGAGTTCCCGTGGCTACACCCCTTGGTGTTTCTCCAAGGGGGTCTCCCAAGTAAAAAGTTCCCTTTTGCCCCTGCAACGCGCTCAAGAAAGCAACCCAAGGTTCTGCATGTTCCCTCAGAGAAGTGGCCACAACAACATCTGCCTCCCACCTTTGTCCAGAATACTGATAGACTTGTTGTTTGTAACTAAATGGAGACTGAGAGACAGATACAGCGTTCACTTGACGTAGGCTAATGTTTTCAATGCCTATGGATGTTGGGGTGTTTAGTGGATACGAGATTGCCATGATTTACCCGAATGTTGATTTATATACACCGCCACGTCGCCTACCCTCAAGAACCTTGCGTTCTGTGACTTTGGCAATCTCGGGGGCAGCTTTCTGGATTTGTTCTAGGATATACTTGTCTCCGTTTCCTTGGATATTAAACACTTGAGTCACGTTGACACTACCACCACCATCACCAGAACTAGCCACACCAAGTTTGCCATCCTTACCACGCTTCAAGGGAATAATAGCTTCTGGTCCAGCCTCTCCCATAAGTCCAACTCCACTTTTCATAGGGAACATTGTCGGACTGCTTACAACACCACCATCAGCAAATGGAGTAACACTTGGCAGGGGGTTAAATCCTGAGACACCGCCAAGAAGACTGTTCAAGATAGGGTTAATTACAAGAAGTTTCGTAGCCATTTCCAAGATTTGAATACCCATATTCCTGAAGGCTTCTTCTACAGACTCAGTTCCTTTAATCATATCAAGAAAACCATCAGATACAGCAGATGTAGTTACTTCCATAGCATCTTCAAGGGTGTTCTTGTATTGCTCAAAAGACTTCTCTGCCTCAAACACACCCTCGGCCATTTTTACAAGGGAGTTGTAGGAATCCTGATTTGCGTTTACATAATCAAGTCCTAGTGTGTTTATGACTTCAGCCTGAGCCTCCGTAGCCCCAATAAGTCTCTGTCGAAGTTCTAACTCCTTTTTCAGTTGCTCTACGGGAG